AATAGTGGAAAGGTGGAAGACGTAAAAAATCTTCCACCTTTTTATTTTTTCGCTTGACAACAAATATAATGTTTCTATCTTTCAATCAAACGGGATATCCGACATTATCGTTTACGATAACATTAGGGATTCAGTCTCACCCAGACTGGCGAGTAACATCACTCGCATGAAAAGATGTTTCTGGACTGCTCTCGCAAGAGAGATTCGGGGTTGAATCCAGCCGAAGAAAACAAAGCACTCGCTTTGACATTCTTCGGACTTGTCATGGGTGCAACAACCAAACCAACTAAACCAAACAAATAAACAAAATGTCAGATCAACTATACTTCAATAGCTGTGCTGAAATTGATTCTTTCTTTCGTGAAGGCCGCGAATATTTCAACGACCTTTATGTGAAGAAACTTGTCACTAACAGTGCATACTTCACACGTTTCGAGGAGCAAGCATGGCCTCTTAACCACACAACTGAACAGAAAGCATTCCGCTTCGGACGTGGGTTCCACGATCCTTGTACTCCTTTCCGTCAGATCACCGACACCTACTGCGAGACTGATTCTTGCGACAGCAAACCCGAAGTGATTCAACGCCCCGGCACTGAGTCCTATACTTTCGAGTTGCTCCGTAAGGAAATGACTACTGACTGGATTTGCGTTGAGAGCTTGCTCTACCGCTTGTTCCCTGCTGAAGAGATTCTTCAGTTTGAAGAGTCGAATGCTCGTATCACCAAGAATGTTCACGAAGAGTTCCTTCGTTCCAACTACATCGGTGGTTCTGGACACAAATGGATGGGTATCACTACTGATGACGGAACTTATTGCGGCCTCGTTGACGATGGCGCATGGTTCGTTCCAGAGCATACTCTAAACAACGAAGCTGGTTACGACCTCTGCGCTCTTCGCGTTAAGATCGCCGCCGCTGACCTTGGCAAGATTGCTTATCTCTCGCTTGATATGCTCGACGATGCACTCGTTGACCTCCAAGACGAAGATGACGCTTTCCGCCTTGATCTCCAAGACGCAACGGGTCAACCTTTGCTCGACATCGTTATCCCTGACCCACAAGTTGGACGTGCGCTTTATTTCCAAGCGAAACGCAACAACGGTTACTGGGATGCAAACACTGATTTCGACGAGCGTCTTACCCGTCTGAAACTCGGCATCAATCGTATCATTGGCGACTACGCCTTCGGTTACGATATCAACTCCGCTCGCTTCAACGCTGACACGGCATTCAATGCTAGTCTCCCTGAGTTCAGCGAAGGAAACCCCGCCTCATGGCCTCGCCTCGTTCGCGTTCCTCGCTACATCAAGACTGTTCTTGAGCAAGGTTGCGCTTACATTCCTAACCGCGCCTACCGCAATGCCGACTTCGGTATCTCTGTAGCTATGGTTAACAAAGCCATGTGCAAATGGACAATGCCTTCCTCGACTGGATACGGACAAGCCCAACAAATGACCCAGAACTACGCTGGCGATTGGGATTGGAAGAACCCAGATTGGGAGTGCAACCGCTGGCGTAAATCGGGCTTCTATCAAGCCCAGTTCCGTCTTGCCGCACAAGTTAAAGACCCAACCATCATGCATAGCTTCTTGCATCGTATGCCCAAGAGCAAGAACCTCTACGGTTCCTGCTGCGAAGTGCAGACCTATATCGTTCCTGAGAACAATCAGGATTGCTATAGCTGCGCTGGTGTAGGTGACATTGTTGTGCCTTCCTAAGTTAAACAGGGGAGGGGCGAAAGCCTCTCCCCACAACCTTAAATAAAAAATAAAATATGTCTAATTCACGACCTCTCGCTTATGATCGGGTTAACCTTTTTGGCCCGACTCCAATCAACATGAATGTTGCTGGTAACGCACAAATCTTCGCCCTCAATGATGGGGAGACGAAATTTATGCCTACAAGCATCGTTCTTGAAAACGCATACGTTCGCGGAACCCAATCAACTTCAGCAGTAGTTGTAGCTGATAACGGAATCACCGGACAAAACGTATCTGCTTCAGTTACACTTAACACATCATTGGATGAACAAGATTATTCCAACGTAGCAGCACTTGTTGCAAACCCAGTTCCAGTTATCACTGGAAAAGAAGTTTCAATCGTGTCTGTCGCTCGCACTGCAAACATTGCAACTGTTATTATCTCCAGTGCCATTACTGGTGCTGTTGCTGGTGACATCGTTAGCATCGAAGGTGCTGGCGTATTCAATGCAGATAAAGTAGTGCTTGCTTCTGTATCTGGAACAACTCTCACCTACATCAATGTTGGTGTTGATGTCGCTACCACTTCCGCTACACTTGCGAAAGTTGTATATGGAAATGTTCTTCGTTTGAAGAAAACTACGCTTGGAAAAGGTATCCTCACAACTAATCGTTCCCGCACGAATGGTGTAGCAACCCTTACATCACTGGCTCACGGACTTAATGTCGGTGATACCATTAGCGTTGTAGGAGTTAGCGGAACAGGATACAATACTGCCAGTGCAGAAATCACTGCTGTTACCACAACTACCGTTTCGTATGTCAATGCTGGAGCCAATGAAGGCACTACTTCTGATACGACTGGAAATTTTGGTGCATTGTTTGTGAACGCCTACGTTGTTGGCATCTACTACTAACCCATTCCCCATTATTGGGTGGGGAGGTCTTTAACCCTCCCTGCCCATAACCTTTTTTAAAATTATGGCTTGCTTTACCGCTCTCGACTACCGCAATAAATCCTATCCTTTCGTTAAAACAATTGCTGATGCCGCTGGTATTAGTTCAATCTCTTATGGTTGCTATGACGCATCAAGTGACTCTGCAAAACTCTATCAATTCTACAACCCCCTTTACGTTATAGGAACAACATTGGTAGCAACCTCGCTTGTTGTTGGGGTTGAATATCAAATTATTTCTTTGGGAAATACAAACTGGAATACAGTTGCTGGAACAACTGGCGTTACTTATGTTGCTGGAGATGTTTTTACAGTAGTGGCAGTAGAAGAAACCGGAACTGGCACAGCATCGTTAATCCCAGTTTCTCAAAATTGCTTTGTGCAAAAAACTGAAGACCAGCAATACTTCCGCGCTTCCTCCTGCTGTTTAATTATCGTTAACGATAACAATCCTATGGCTACTCCAGCACTATCACAACCCTGCTTTGTTGATTTAACTCCAGATCAGCAGAACTTTAATATCTACGAGTCTCTTAAACAGATCGCAGGATTTGATATTCCTGCCTACGATGAGATTGATATTACTTACTACGGCCCTCCAGAAGTTCCCACAGCAACCAACAATATTAAAACTGTAGTATACTCAAATGGTGGTAGCCCTGTAGCAACATTGACTCTTTCATATGCTGTTCAGCCTCCAACAACTAATGATGCAAATCTAACGACTATAACTGTAACATACCCTTAATTTATGGCAGTTAGATTCAATCCATTCACTGGCAAGCTAGATTTTAGTCCAAGTGCCTCGCTCACAATCAGCGAAGATGGCACATTGCCTAATGGAAACGAAGTTGCTCAAATACAAAGCGGAGAACTTACAAATGTAGCTGAAATTGATGCTGGAGAATATAGTCCAGCACCTTAAAACTTTCTGAATAACCAGAAAAACAAAAAAACAAAAAACAAAAAAAACTATGGCAAATCCAATCATTCGTATCAAACGCGGTTCTTCCGCTCCAGCAAGTCTTTCTTCTGGAGAGTTGGCAATCGACCTAACCAATAAAAACCTCTTCGTCGGTAAAGCTGACGGATCAGTACTCATCGTCGGCGGCGAAGGCACATTCGCTACCAAAACGTATGCTGATGCCGCTGTATCTGCCGCGAACTCGACTCTTACTGCCGCAATCGCCGCAGAAGAAGCCGCTCGTATCAGTGCTGACAGCACCCTCACCAGCAATCTTTCTGCTGAAGAGTCTGCTCGTATTGCCGCTGACAGCACATTGACATCGGCAGTTTCAGCAGAGGTTTCCCGCGCTACTGCCGCTGAAGGCGTTATCGCTGGTAATCTCTCTACTGAGACAAGCAACCGCACCAGTGCTGATTCGGCCCTCGACGGCAAAATCACAACTGAGAAAAACCGCATCGACGCAATCCTTTCTGCCGCGAGCGCAGACAGTGACACGTTTGCTGAAATCGTCTCCCTTATCAACAGTGTTGATACGGCAAATGATTCAGCTTTCGCTGGTTATGTAACGAGCAACAACGCTGCTTTGGCTTCCGAAATTTCGGCCCGTACATCGGCTGATTCGGCTCTTGACACTCGCGTAACTGCACTCGAAACAACCATCGACGGCGGAACCTACTAATAGTCCCTAACCAAAAGTCCTTCAGAGGTTCAACCCCTCTGGAGGCATCCCCATTCTATAATGGCTAATCCAATCATAGTCCCTAAAAAAAGCACAATTGCTGCACGGGTTCCTGCAAACGGAGACCTTGCATCTGGTGAGATTTGCATAAATCACGCAGATAAAAAACTCTATGCCAAGCATCCATCTACGGGTGCAATCCAAGAAATTGGTGGCATGTCTGTGCATTCGCACGACGAAATTTACTCTCCTGATAGTAGTCAATTGTTAGAACTGCAAAACAACGGAAACCTCACCATAACGGCAGGAGGTACTACAAAAACTTTCACTTTTCCTAGTGCGTCTGGCACACTAGCAACTCTATCAAATGTAAACGGTGGCTCGCAAAGCTATGAGGTGCGACACGTTTATTCTGATCCATATTCCTACACTGGAACTGCTGTGGATGGAACAAGCGAATCAGCATCAGGCTGGATAATAACTCGACTGCAAATTTCAAGCTCAGGAACAACAACCAAAACTAACGCCAGCGGAGCTTGGAGCAACCGCACCTCACTTTCCTACAGCTAACCTAAAAAAATCCAAAAACCATGAACGCTACCAACCCACTCCAAATCGACGGAAAAACCTACCCGAAACTCTCGCTCAATCTGGCCATCACGGGCCGTTATCTGGGCGATGGTTCTTCGGACGCAAATGTCGCCATGCGCCTTGTCCCGACCCGAATTGAAAACGGCGAGGTCATCACCGCCGACTCTGCCGCCATCGGCATCGCGCTCGGATCACTCGCCGGATCGGACGAAGCCACCCAGCAAGCCGTCGCCGCGATCCAGACCGCCCTCCAAGCCTACATCCAAGCGAAAGGACTCTAAGCCATGCCAACCTATTTTGCGCGTAAAGCGGGAAACATCAACGCCGCCGATGTCTGGGCCACCACGCCCAGCGGGACAGCCTCGGCAGTCACATTCGCATCCGGCGATGTGCTGGTAGCAAACGCATTCACGGTCACTGTCAATGTGTCCACCAACCTTGGCGGTGCTGGACAGGTTAGATGCGATGCCACGGGTGGAGCTAATTCTGGCGGGTCATATACTCTTTCAGATGGCGTTACATTAACCGCTAACATCTATGGGGGCACGAGTGCATTTCAATGTGTCACCGCTAACCCAGTAACAAACCAATATATCGTAGGAAATGTTTTTGCGGGAAGTGGAGGTTCAAGCTCTGCTCATGGAGTTGTTACCTCAACAAATACAGGGACACTAACAATAACTGGTAACCTAACAGGCGGTGCAGGGTTGTCATCGGGAACTGCCGCTGTTAGCAATGTGGCTGCCATATTGGTTGTGGTTGGAAATGTCACAGGCGCGTCTAACACTTCATTTGGAGGAGGCGAGGGAATCCGCCTAACTGGGGCCGGTAATTGCACGATAACTGGAAATGTGACGGGTGGTGCGTTTTCCACAAATTATGGTGTAAGAGCAACTTCAACAGGCAATACAACTGTTGTAGGCCAAGCCATCGGTGGCGTTGCCGCACCTGCAATCAACAACGAAGCCACGGGTCAAGTCACCGTAACCCGCGCAGTCGGCAACGGCTTTGGTGGTGGCTCTGTTGGGTTGTCCGCAGCGGTTGGCGTAAGCAATGTGGTGTCACAATCGTCGATCACAATCGTCGAGCAAATCGAATTTGGCACGCTCGGCCAAAGCCCTGTCAATGGCCGCATCCGCCTTAAAAAAATGGGAACCAATGGCGCCGTATTTAATTTCTGCGACACCGCAGGCGCAAAGACACTCATCGACGCCACGCAAAACGCCGCCATGCCCGCCGCCGCCGATGTCCGCTTTGGCGTGAGCTACGCCAGCGGAGCGTTGACGGGATCGGCATACATCCCAGCCGCAGGGTCAGTTAGTCTGGGAGTCCCTGTAGGGGCCGTCACTGGCACGGCAGTCCTAACCGCCGCCGCGATCCGGGCCGAGTTAGCCGTGGAACTGACTCGTCTCGCGCAGTGTTCTACAGTGGCAACAACTGGAGATCAAATCGCCGCCGCATTTAATTCGCCATAATCGTAGGATGATTTTAACTGATTCCAGCGCAGCAAAAGTGGGTGGAAACAATGTAACTGCAATTGCATCTTCGACATCATTGTTTCGTCAATTCATGTGCTATCTAAGCACAACTATTTCCACTGCAATTACTGGCACAACTGGGCTTATTAAAAACGGGATTGGTGGACTTACGCTATCTGGAGTGTGTAATTATACTGGGCCAACTCAAATAAATGCTGGGTCACTTGCTATTACGAATGCTTCGACCCTTAATGGAGTTATTAGCGGTTCTGGGTCGTTTCGTAAAGAAGGGTCATTTGCTGTAACGATTGGAGGCAACAATACATATACTGGCGGGACTACGTTTTCTTTGGGGACGATAACCTTTGCGTCTGGCAATGCTTTTGGAACTGGACTTTTTATTGCGGAAACAGCAACACAAATTATCACAGGAAACAATGTAACATTGCCAAATAATTTTCAAATTAATGCTGGTGCTAATTTGCAATATCGAACGGCTGGAGCAAATACCATAACAGTTACAGGCAATATTACTAATAGTGGAAACCTAAATAAAACAGGGAATGGATATTTAGATTTAACTGCGGCAACGCTGACCTACACAGGATCAACGACACGAACCGCTGGGTTCATAATAGCCTTGAAAACAACTGGGGCATCGACTGCAACGGCAACATTGGGTGCTGGTCTTTCCGTTTCTTTTAATGTTTCTCCTCCATCTGGAATTACAACATTTCGTTTCTTCCAAGGAACAACAACTAATTCATACGCATCAGTAACCTTGGTTGGTGTTCCAGTTGGAACAACAGCAACATATACGTCCGCAACCTCAACACTTACTGTAATAGTACCATGATAATTCCCCCGAACGAAAATGGTTGGTCATATGATGACTCGATAGGAAACTGGAAACTGGTCTATGCGGACAAGGCAATTATATTTTACGAAGAAACGAACGTGTCAATCGCAACTCAAAGCACATTGTTTGTAGGAACACACGAAGAGTGTGAAAAACAGATAGCCAAAGAAGGATTATCTTGGCCTGTTGAGTCTGAGATAAGCACTTGACAAAAACGCAATTCAACGATTAATAATAAACTATGGCACTCACATTTAACCCATTTACTGGCAAGCTAGATTTCACTGGAAGTCAAGCAACCGCAGCAATTGGATCGACTGGGGCAACTGGCCCAAGTGGAGGCCCAACTGGCGCAACTGGTGCTACTGGAACCGGAATTGATGGAGCTACTGGGGCTACAGGAGTATCTGGATTAAATGGCGCGACTGGAGCGACTGGGCCTTCCGCAGATACATCCACTTTTGTTCAGAAATCAGGTGATACGATGACTGGGAAGTTAAATTTTCCAGCTTCCACAACAACGGAAGCTGGATTAAATATTGGGAACGGAGTCAACCCAACATCCCCTGTAACTGGAGATGCTTGGATTTCTACAGCCGATAATTTACTTAAGTGGAGAACAGCATCAACAACAATATCTGCTGCTGCTGCAAATCTTGCAAATTCTTTTACTGTAAATCAAACAATTCAAACCCCGACTTCCAGCGCAGTTCCAGCATTGAGAGTTACACAACGAGGAACAGGGGAAGCATTTCGCGTTGAAGATGATTCAACACCAGATTCAACAGCATTTGTTATTAGCTCGGATGGAAGAGTAGGTATTGGTGTAACTCCAGACGCAACTGTTGCATTGTCTGTTGATACAAGTGGAATTAAATTTGGTGATGGCACTATTCAAACAACAGCAACAATCGCTGGTGCAACTGGTGCAACGGGAGCAGGAGCAACTGGTGCGACTGGAACTGCTGGCGTTGATGGGGCTACAGGCGCGACTGGGGTAGCTGGAAACGACGGAGCCACAGGAGCAACTGGTATTACTGGCGCGGACGGCTCTACAGGAGCAACGGGTCTGGAAGGCGCGACTGGTTTAAACGGCGCGACTGGAGCCACGGGAATCGGGTCTACGGGCGCAACGGGCGTCGCTGGAAATGAAGGCGCAACTGGCTCCACAGGAGCTACGGGCGTTATTGGAGCTACAGGTTCGACTGGAGCCACGGGTGTGGCTGGAACAGATGGAGCTACAGGATCGACAGGTGCGACAGGAATTGCTGGCGTTGATGGAGCTACAGGTGCAACAGGCCCCGCTGGAACGGGAGCGACTGGCGCGACTGGCCTCACTGGTGCTGGTGGCGCATTGGGATATTACGGATCATTTTTTGATTTAACTGATCAACCATTAGTTAGCATAACGGCAGAGCAAGTTGTTGCAATTGGAAATACGGCAGAACAAAATGGTGTAACCATTGTAAATGGTGATGAAGTTACTTTTGCCAATGCAGGAACTTACAGTCTTACTTTTTCTGTACAAGTTACAAATCTGGCTAACTCTGTGGAAAGGGCAACATTCTGGCTAAAAACTAACAATGTCGATTACCCCGATTCCGCTACAGAACTCGATTTGCAACCTCGAAAATCAGCAGTAATCCCTAATCGTCAAGTATTGACTATCAACTATGTTGCAACAGCGGTAGCAGGACAACAAGTTCAACTTTATTGGTCTGGGACAAGCACTGATTTAACTGTTGAGTCGTTGCCAGCAGGAACATCTCCTGTTTCTCCAGCAGTCCCATCTATTATTTTAACTGCTGTGCAAGTGATGTATACACAACTTGGGCCTACTGGCGCAAGCGGAGCCACTGGGGCCACGGGAGTAACGCCAGCAAATATTGTTCTTTCGGATACAACGGGTCTAACAGGGGCAACACAACTGACCAATCTTGTAGAAATCACCTTAACTGGATACAATCTAATTGTTACTCCAGACCCAAACACACTGTATGTAATTGTTGGCCCATAATTAAAATGAACGATAACGCAACAAGTCACGGGTTAATGGGTACTGTCATATCGACAACAGGATTTATAATTTCAATGTTACCAGAAATAGAAGCGTCAATTAGAATGACGGGTGGGCTAATCAGCATTGTTGCTGGCATCCTAACGTGCATCTATATGTCAAAACAAATATTCAAAAAATGAAACCAAAACAAATAGCAGTAGCAATGATATTATTATCGTTTATCTTCTTGGGCATGGCATTCCTAACGGGATGCGCTGGGTTTAAAGCACCTAGTGTATGTTTCAAAACAGACTACGGTACACTATGTTACGAACTCCCAGAAATTAAAGGACTTAAAAAATGAAAAACCTACTAACTACACTACTCGAAAAACTGAGTGAAAACTCGACATGGCGCGGGTTGATCCTAATTGCTATTGCAGTTGGGGTTAAGATCGAACCAGAACTCCAAGAATCTATCATTGTCGCAGGACTAGGACTTGTTGGACTCATCAATGTAGTTCGTAAAGGCTAATGGTTCCAAACTCCCGACCGCAGCAAGCAAAGGAGAAGACGCTCTCGATGGTAATCAAATCGGGAATCGTTGATCGTGTTGCACTTGTCGGAATCCGTGGATACTACTCCGAAACATTTGCTCCATCAGGCAATCAAAGAGGCATCTACGACGATGCGATTATACTTTTATCTCCTTCTGTTCATGCTACTTTCAATGCGAATACTGATCCGTCAGTTCATAAGAAAGGTATTGCGGTTCTCAAAACGGGCATTCATAGGTTCCGTAAGGGGAATCATGGTATTAGTAAACCCGGAGGCGGCTACCCTGCGCTTCGACCTTCTAACCCAAAAGAAGAACTGCCAGTCACGCGGGATGGGATTGGGGATGATATGGGAATCGCTATTAACATACATCGGGGAGGATACAACGCCACATCGTCACTGGGTTGCCAAACGATCTACCCGCCCCAGTGGGAAGGGTTCATCAATCTCGTCTACTCAGAAATGACTAGATACAACCAAAAGACAATTCCCTATTTATTAGTGGAAAACACTTGACTAAACCTAAACTATCGTTAACGATAAATATATTATGAGTTGCGGAAATTCCAGAAGTTCAAAATGCAATCCGTGTGGCCCAAGTGAGGCAGCAATGAACGAGATCGTAAATCGTGCAGCTTACTATGCCCGTATCGCAGTAGAAGCCGCAGGAGGAACAACGGGCGGCAAAGCACCAATTGGTGGAAATACCTTTGGAGTAT